GCAACTGCCATTTCAATGACATACTTGTTGTCTTTTACTTGTTTAATATTGTATGGAGGATAACCAGGTGATGCTTTGGCTACTGTTTCTGAGATATCACGGATCTGGTTCAATACATCATCGAAACCAACCGAGAAAGGATCCAAAGATTTGGATAGTGTAGCCCATTGTGGGAATAATAGATTTGTGCTTGTCATGTGTTCTCCTTAAATTCAAGCGAGTTAATCAAAACTGTGGCCTCAGATGAGCACCACACATATAGTATACTAGTATTTATACTAGTTTGTCAATAGGCACCTGGTTTTTTACCAATATTATATTTGGGAGTTAATTCCCAATCGTCTTTTTCTTTGTGGGAAAGTATCTTAATCTGTGATAGGAAGATAGGAGGAGGTTCTTCAATCTGTTTGGTATTAACAATCTTTACCAGTCCCCAGTCGGATAAGAGTTTGGCAATGGCATTCCTACGAGATAAGTCATTTTCGGAAATGTCAGTTGGCTTACCATCCAAAGCAAAGAGCTCTTTGAAATGTACGATATAATACTTACCTTGCTTATGTAGAATATGGCAAGATTGGTACAGTATTCTGTCTTTTTTGGAAGCTACACCAATGCGTGTTAATGTTTCACGAACTTTTAAAAAATCATCTTTTTCACTTAGTGTAACTTCAACTAAATCAATAATTGAAATCATTACCTGTTCACTCCGCCTTTATCTGTTTTTATTATTATTTCAGCGATTTGTTCTTCAGTAAGAATCCGCAAAGCTTCTTTAGCTTTCTCATTGGAGTAACCAAAGTATGTTTTAACGGCTTCTATATTTTTATCAGTCGATGTTTTCTGCCAAGGTTGAAATTTCCTTTTCATCGACCTTATTGTATTTAGATAAAACTGATACTGCATATCTTTATCGATACCAGGACTGAGGTTTAACTCATTGGCATATAGTACACAGTCTTGGTGGAACGACAAGGCACGGTTGACCACAAACGGAACATAGTCTTTATAGTCCAGTTCATCCTTAAAAGGATTCTTTTTAGTTTGTAGTATTGACGGGACAATCTCTTTAAATAAATCAGGCATTTTTTAAATTCCGAACAGCATTGGCTAAAGCATCATCAACGTGCTGGATTGGAAATACCTTGTTCAATTTATCAACATTCATATTACAATTAGACCTTGGTGCATTTGTGGCTGCGGTAAATTCTTCCTTTGTAAACCATTCTTTGTTCAGACCCATAGCATCCGAACACTCTCTAGTAGTTTTGGTGCCAGCATTACCAACATTATAAATTCCTGGTTTAGGTAAATTTACGGCAAAGAATACAGCTGTAGCAGCGACATCATTAATATAACTTAAACTATTCTCAAAGTCAATCAATTTATCATACTTAACCAATTTTGTTAGATAGTTTTTAGGATTGTGTTCATCACCAAAAGGTAAACGAATCCGTAACAGATAAGATTTTTTCATGTATGGCATTAATAGTTCTTGAGCAAGTGCTTTTGAACCACTATAAAATGAACCATTATTGAAATCAAAATTAGGTGGATCTTCTTCAGTCCAACCACCAGTTTTATAACCTGTATATACACAACCACTACTAATGTGTACAATAGGAGTATGACGGTTATTCAATTCCAATTTTAAAGGCCAAATTACATTACCATCAATACATTCTTGTTTATGAATTTCACAAGCGTCAACATTAGGAAATCCAGTATAACCAGCCGCATTAATAATAACTGTTGTGTCGAATGAAATTTCATCTGCGTGAGAAATCCACTCATGTTCAAGGCCTTGTTTCTCTAGTTCTTTTTGAATGTGTTGGCCAACATATCCATGTCCAATTAATGTAATCATAAATTTGTTACCTCGATAGTTTTAGATTTATAAGATTCAATAAAATTTTTGTTTATATCTCTATTGTTTTTTAATTTATTTAATAAAGATTGGTAGTCTATATCAATTATTTCCGCAAAAGCTTTTCCATTAATATGGTTAAAATTATTAGTTAATGGAATAATATGTTTACCTCTTTTTGATGGTTGAAAACCAAAAAAATTAACAAGATAAATTTTTGTAGTAAAATTGGAAAAATTAGTGTTAAAATAATTTAACATTTTTAATCCAGTGGTATTTTCAGTTTGACATTGTTTAGAATCCATATTAAACATATTAGATTTTACTTCACAAACATGAATTGTTTTAGTTTTAGGATCAATAATAATAAAATCTGGAATAACTCCATCAATATTTTGTTTGGCCAATAAAGACTTTTTGGTTACTGTATTGATTTCAGAATAATCAATAATAGGAATTGAAACAGTTTCCTTAATTTGTTTTTCTAAATATGTTCCAAACTTGGCGGTAGCAGATGCCAAATTACTATAAAATTTTGCAGTTTCTAAATCACCGGTTAAAAAATAAATGGGTGCGTAAAGAAATTCATCTGCATCATTTTTTCTTTCCGTTATAATCATTTAAACTCACAATCAACCATAATTTCAGTCAAACAAGCGACCATATTAATTTCATGGTCGGCCACGAATGCTGATTGATATTGATATTTAGATAGGTGTAGGACCAATTGCGGAACCGAATTGGCTTTAAGAACTTCGTATAGTCCATCATAAAGTTTACGATAAATCTTTACGGGGTCATTGTCAAGGTTATTGGTGACCCACTTACGAACAGATGCAAAGTCTTTATCTTTTAACGCAGCCACCAAAGGCCCAAGTTGTACATCAGCAACAGAGGCAACAATACCAGCATCGATATTTCCAGAAACGGCATAGCGCTGAAGTTCGTTAAGAACCCTACGATTGTCCGGGAAGTGTTTTGTAATAACTGCTGCAACGGCATCTTTCGAATATGTGACACCTTCTTGCTCAAGGATCCACTCAACTCTTTTAAAGAACTGTGCAGCCATTGCTTGTTTAGAACCGTTGATTTTAAAATCAATGACAGAGCAACGAGAGTGGATTGGATCGATGATACGATTTTTGAAATTACAGGTGAATATGAACGAACAGTTTGAGGAAAACTCCTCAATTGCGCCACGCATTGCTGGTTGAGTTGAATTAGGATTAAGATAGTCGGCTTCATCAATGATAACCACTTTTCTTCCACCTGAAAGAGAAACCGATGAAGCGTAGTTTTTAATTTTAGTACGCAAGACATCAATACCAGATTCATCGGAACCATTGATGACAATATAATCACAGCCAACTTCTTCACAGAGTGCCTTTGCGATTGTAGTTTTGCCAACACCAGCCGAACCCGATAATAATAAATTTGGTATTTCTTTTTTAGCGACATACTCTAAGAATGTGGATTTGATTGCATCCGGTAGGATACAATCTTCCACTCTGGATGGTCGATACTTCTCGACCCATAATAGATGATTCATTCAATACTCCCATGATAAATTTACTACTCAATTATACTTTGCTGAATTTTGATTCAGATGCAATCCAATACTCAATATCATCTTTGCTATTTTTGAAGTGTGTAATGCCTTTGAATGAAACTTGAACATCATAATGACCTGGAATCATTTTAATATTTGTTGCACTAAACACAATCTTAAATGGTTTACCATTAGGCCATCTGCCTTCAGAAATTTCAACTGAGTTGGTGTGTGCTGAATCATCTTCAGCATCAAAAGTAATTAACTCAGCTTTAGTACCATCAGATTGAATTGCAATATGTGGTGAAGAAAGCACTCTAGAAGTATCTAAAAGCCATTTGTAATCTTCTTCACTTAAAGTAAATTGGCAATCAACATCACCAATATTTAAATCTTTTTCTGGCGGAACTGTAATCATTGATTTATCGGTTTTACGATAAGCCATTTTCTTACGACCAGATTTGAAAATAACATTTGCGGTATCAAAGTCCAATTCAGCAGAATCTTTGAATAAAGAATTCACCGATAGAAATTGATTCAAATCATAAATACAAAAATCTTCTGGAACTTCGTCTTTGATTCCGGCCTTGGCCAGGACTGACTTACCGCCAGACATAGTTTTAAGTTCTTTACCTTTTTTGAATTGAATGCCTTGGTTGATTGAGGCAAAGTTTTTCAAAACATTAAGTGTTTCGGTTGATAGCTTCATTTTACTTCTCCATTATCTAAAAAATCAATTGTATCATGTTCATATAAAAACATCAAGCAGCACAGCGCATGTGCTAAGTGATTCTTACCAGTTTCTTGGTCGTCTTGTTCACCTGATTTCCAAGCCCAAAGATGCCGTTGCATGGCATCAAAGTATCTACGCTTGGCGTCAGGAACTTTTTTCCAATTATCTGGTTCATACTTCTCTGCACCAAAGGTTAAAATTTCTACTGTTGCCTTTAGTGCGTTTGGTGGTACTAAACCATATTGCAGTTTACCACCATCAAACTTACGACCACCCGTGGTGGCCGTTTGTGATGATTTAACAATATCTTTAACAGCAGCGCCTTCATAACCTGGATGATAAGGCGCTTCTTTAACAAATTTAGCCGCCTCATCAGCAGTTAAAGATTTGCCGGTGTAAACACCATAAGTTTTAAAATTG